GTCGTCAGGATTCCGCTCTATGGGTCCGTCCAAAGTGGTATTGCGGACGTGCCCATTGATCAGCATGAGACCATGAGGCCAAAGGAGTTGAGCACGGTAAGTGGCTTGACACTCGATGAGTCATATGTTGATCATATGCTTCGCAAAGTATTAGCATGCGAGTGTAAGGAGGTGGATGACCCCATGGTAATAGACGCTATGGGGGCCGGAGAGCCTATGCACGTGGATGATGAAGGCGTGTGGGTCAAGAAGGGTCCCGTAAATGGTTCAGGAGGTTCCGGAGGAGGGGGGGGAGTTATCCCTCGAGTGCGGTTTAATGCCGCAAATCCCAACTCTGGGAGTGGTGTAGCAGCGGGGGCGAACATTCAATCGCTGCTGCCCACTTTGCTTTCCAGTGTGACTAAGGGAATCGGACCTTTACATACCACTACTGTTGCCGATGCTGTCGGAATCACAGCTTTCAGGAAAGAGAGGCTGTTGAACAAACAGGCAGCACAAGCAGCAGCGGCGTTTAGAGGTATTGATTCGATGGACAGCGATCACATCTTTTGTGAAGCTAAAGTCAGTCTCAAGGAAGCATGTCTCCAGAAAGTTGGCCAAGTCTTTGGTGAGACCAAAAAGCACAACTGTCGTCACAGAAGTGCTAATAGGTTTTACCGGCGGGTTGCTATTGTTAAGCGACTCGTCGACAAGGTCAGGTTCGGCGCTCCATGTATCTTCACTGCATCAGATGCAGATAGGAGATCCCTACGCCTCGCGGTGAAGCGTGTTGTCGAAGATGCTAGTAAGGATGGCGTCGAGGTTGGTGGCAGCATGTCTTTCATCCGGGACCAGGAGAAGGCCTGGTACCTTAAGGCGGTTTGTGTGTCATACTACATACGCGAGGAGGATGATGAGTTTTGGGATAGGTTGGCAGAGGTCGGTCAAGCGACTACTGCCTAGGGGTGCCTAGTGCGGATGGAGGCTAGAACTACGACCGCTCCGGAGTATCACGACGGTACGCAGTTCCGGGGAATAGCCATAAATACGCATGTGGACGCCAAGCCCTCAAAACCCAGACGGGTAATTATAGCGCCGTACCTGTCTGCTCGCATAGATTTTGGTGCGCATAATAATAATCTCCCCAACCTGATCCGCGGCCTGAACGAGAGAGTTTTTAATGTTCAAGGTAAGTCAGGATTGGAGCCAACCCCACAGCCAACACCGGGGAAATGGAGAAAACTGAATCACGTGGCGGCTAGGCTGTCAGACAGAGTACGCAAGTTCGGAAGGTGTCAACATCTGACCTGTGGCGAGTTTATCGCCCAGTGTCCCGGGAATAAGCGGAAATTGTATGCATCGGCAGCAGAGCAGTACGAGAAACAGGGCTGGGTGAAGCGGGATACAAGGATCAAAGTTTTCGTCAAGTTTGAGAAATTGAATTTCACGAAGAAAGGCGATCCGGCGCCGCGGGTTATACAACCCCGCTCACCAGTGTATAATATAGCGTTAGGGAGGTTCACTAGGCGCGTCGAGGAT